ATGAATAGGTATTTTCAGTATAAGTTAATGCTGTACCCACTTTTGATGGATTTTTTACAATACCAACTTGTCCAAATTTTGTATCTATCGGAAAATCTTTTGTAGAATCATCAAATCTCGCATAAACAATAACTCTATCAGTCCCCAACTCAGTATATACATCATTACCGTGTCCTAATTTTGGAGGTATTATTGGAATTAATTTTGCTCTTTTATCAGTGGCAACGTTACTATTGATTGTTCCTAAATCAACAAGTCCATAACTATACCCCTTACCACCAGCACTAACTGTTACATCTGTAATAGTTCCTCCTACTACATCAACTCTTGCCTTTCCACCTGTACCATCACCAATAATATCAACTTCTTGACCTAATCCATCTGCATAATCATTTCCACCATCTTGAATATAAACGTGTTTAATTTGATTTTCATTTATTGATGAATCACCATTTTCACGTACTGCTCTTATTTGAGCATCAGTGCTGGAAGACCAATTATTCGGGACAGTAATAAATTCAGTTGAGTCAAATTTAATAATATCACTAGGCGAAACAGTGAAAAGATACTTCCAAACATATCCATCACCACTGTTTCCTGCTTTTGATGGTTCCAAATCTGTGAATGTTGGTTCATCTTGTGAGACGTTCCCAAGTAGGTTAGTTCCGCTTGATCCATTATCAATACAAACGTAAACTTTAAAGTCGGAATTAAGTACGTAGTAGTTCGCATCATACAATCTATTTGCTTTAGTTAGAGGACTTTGATTTGTAGCACTGTAATCATCCCTGTATATTTCATATCTATTTCCAGATATCCAATCTACTCTCCTTATAATTCTTCTTATATTCGCTGATGATACCTTTTTACCAAACATCATAGTATCACCAGAATGAGATCTGTATGAAAAACTATCAGTAGGTGCAGGTGTATTAGAGTTCCAATCTGAAGATCTACCATATCCCACCAAAGTTGGTGATCCTGCAGGATTTGCTAATCCAACAAAAACATAGTACGAATTATTTGTATTTTCTACTGATTCAACAAAGTTATTTGCGTTCAGAATTCTAAATTGGTCAGTAACTATTGCCGACATCTTAAAATTTTGCTTTTCTTTTTATTTATAGTGGTTATTTAATCAAAGTCCAAATACTCTGATCGCACCAGTGGATCTAAGACCCCTATGTGATGTTGGATCATAATTTTTCCTTTGAATTGTTGGGAAAGTAGTTAAACCTGAATTAACAGTCAAACCAGTTACTCCTATGGAAATAGGATCACTTCCTCTTGTTCCACGATATAATCTACCCCAACTTAATCGACCCAATGATGTAGATGATGTAATTCCAGCAGAATAAAATGCTGTGGTTGCAATACCAACTGTATTTGAACCATTTTGAATGTTACATACTATTTCACCATTTGTACCATTACTTGCAACGGAGGCAACTTTGTAAATATTATCCAAGAAAGTTGTTCCAATACCAACTATTGAAGAATTGTGTCCATCAACAGATGTTACACCATTTCCAACAGATGTATCCTTAATTAGGACTGGATAATCTTGTAAAAGAACATTTGCAGTTTTTGTTGCTCTAAAGAAGAACTTAAGTGCTGCTTGATTACCACTATTAGTAGTGGTTGTAGTTATACCAGTAATAATACCAGTATATCCCTCTACATCAGAAATAGTTGTAATTTTTTCTGTTTGGAAAGGAGGTAATTCTACAAGAACTTCTGGTGGATTTGCTCTTGTATATCCCAATCCAACTGCAGTGAGAGTTGTATTAGTTACAGAACCATTTGTTATTGCTGTTGTTGCAAATGCTGTAGAACCAATACCAGTCGTAGTTCCAGCACCTAATGGAGGGGTGATAGTTATATTTGGTGCTGATAAGTATCCAGAACCTGCATTTGTAATATTAATATTTGTTATAGTACCAGCAGCAGAAACAATTGCAGTTGCTGAAGCACCAACATTTATTTCTCCTGATGTAAGTAGAGCATCAAGATCAAAATCTGCTAAACCATAAACAGTCTTCTCATATTCAAATGACTCTACCTCATCAACAAAGAAACCTTTTACTCCAGTAGTACCAGTTGTAGTTTCTATATCACCTATGATCTTTGCAGTTGGATAAACCTGTGGTTCAATTGAAGGTCTTGATTTATCAACAACTTCACCATTGATAACTATATCAACTTTTTGTTTTGTCCATCTTACTGGTTTTTCATTAATTTCATCTATACCTAATCCAGTGTAGATATTTGTTTCAACTAAATCTGCACCTAATATCTCTTTAACTACTCTTTCACCAGTTTGAGATGTAGTTACACCTATTGGACTCTTTGTAATTTTTAATTCATCACCAATCTTAATTGTTTCTTGAACATCAACTAGATCTATATCCACTCCATCTTGCCCTTTATAGAAGAATATATCAACTTTATCGTGATCATTTGCACCTGGTGATGTTTCTCCTGTAGGTGCTTCCACAAATGTAAATGTTGTTCCACCTTCAAAAGTATAAGATACACCTGGTTTTTGAAGAACTCCATTTACAAATATGAGAAGAACTGCATCTAAATCGATTAATGCAGATTGTGAATTTGTATTATCTTTTTCAAAACTTAATAATTGTCCATTAAAGAATAGTGGGAATCTTAATCTTGATCCATTTTGTAAATTCCTAATATCATCAATAAAGTCAATTTCACCAAATTGCCAAGCAGAGAATTTATCATTGAATATTTGTAATACTTCTAATTCAAATTCATTGATCGGACTAGATAAATGTGAAGCTGTAATTAGTCCAACAGGTTTGAATTTATCTCCAACTTTAAATGAATGTCCAGGTCTAGCAATTTGGAAATTAGATATTTCAAACGTAGTTGAACCAATACCAACATTTGTTCTCGCTGCTCCTACTTGAAGATCAAGTAATAAATTTGATCCTGTATCTGTAGTCGGACCAACACCTAATCGTGATACACCAACAACAGGTACGTTGTCATAATTAGGTTCTGGAATAATAATTTCTGGATTTATGTAACTTGTACCTGCAGAAACTATATTAAATGCTAGAGTTCCTCCTACACCAACTGTTGCATTGACAACTGCACCAGATCCACTTCCTCCACCTTGACCAACAAAGAATGTAATTGTGTTGATAGTAGTTGCACCAATACCAGTTTGTATTCCAGCAAACGGATCTTTACCACCACTTCCATCAGAAGCAATACCCTTTGTTTTAGATACTTCACGAGGATATGGATGATTAGAAAAGAAATCATCTTTAGAACATTTGAATACTAATCCACCTGTATCAATACCAACAGTATCGCTTGTTGTGAATGTGTGATTTGGGATTGTAAGAGTGATAAAACCTGTATGTGACACATAGTCTGCATTAGTTGCGGTAAATCCAGGTCCATTAAATGCACCTTTTCTAATTGATCCTATACCAGAACTTACAAATCTATGTACATATGCCTGATCAGTAACACCAATTGCAACTGATCCACCACGATATCCTGAACCGAATGTAAGATCTTCAAAGAACTCATATGCTTCACCACCACCTTGATAGGTATGATAGATTGTACTTGGTCCTGCTTGGACTTTAAATGTTCTATCAGAAACAATTCCAACTAAGAATAAAGGTCGATCATGATCTTGGAAAATAGTCGTTGTAACACCACTATAACCCACACAACTAAACTCTAAATTCTTTAATTTAACCGTGTTTGGTCTTTCAAGTCCAAATCCGTGAACAGTGTTAGTAGTTACTGTAATAATACCTGTGATATTATCATATGCAGCAGTCTGGATACCAAGATTAAATCCTGAAGATGTACCGATACCAACAATACTTGTTAGTCCTCCAGCATTGTTTTTAAATGCTTTTACTTTTGCACCTTGTAGCGGAGCATATCCAAGACCTTGTGTAGATCCTAAAGATATTATAATACCACCTCTTGGAACTTGATTTTGATTAATATCAGACTCTGATACTATAAAGTCACCATTCGTAGAAGTAATACCTGTAAATTTAACTGTTGAAACACCTGCGGTAGTATCTGCAATAAATTCATAATTATTACCTGTATTGTTTAAAGTTTTTGGTGTTTGAAATACTCCATTAATAAACAGAACACCATTACCAACACCAACACCTGAAGAAGTATTAGCACCACCAACAGTTAAACTGTATGTTTTTCCAATACCTGTAAAGTCATCAGATATATCATCAAATAATAGATTTGTATTGTAATTACTTCTAAGGAATGTTCTACCACTAAAGTCGGCTTTCACAAACGGTAAATTAGTATCATCTTTTCTTGATCTAGTATTTCCTTTAGGAGGATCTGTAAAATAAACACTACTATCAACAATATTAAATGATCCTCTATGAATACTTACTGTTGATCCTGCAGTATGAGAAGTCGCTGAAATACCTAATTGACCCCTTCTTACTTTAACTGTTGGTAAGGTTGCAATACCCAATGAGACATCTAATGCATCATTGATAGTTCCTGTTGGTGTGCTTGAGAAACCAACTTCAGTAACAACCATATACTCATCATCAATTTTTAATATATCTGATGTTGTTAAAGAACCGATACCACTAAGAACAAATTGTGTAAGACCAATACCCACGGTACTGTTATGTGTAAATCCATCAAAAGTTCCTAAAGTATGAGAAATTTTAGTAAATGTAACTGGTTGCTGTACAACTCCGTCTAATCCAATTATTGTTTTTGTCAACTGTTTTGTCATTGACAACTTATGGAGGTTTCCTGCACCTATACCAGTGAATGTAACAGCAAGACCTGATGAAACATATTCTGGTCTTGTGAATAATTGGAATTTATTTTCATCAATAACTTTAGCAAACACAGTACTAGGTAATATTGTAGTTACAATACCTGCAGTGTTAGTTGTTGATCCTATTGATACAGCAGTCGCTGCTATACCAGTAAATGTTGAAGAAGGAGTATATGTTAATTGTTCATTTGTATTAAAGAAGTGATTTGGGATATTAAAGAGACCTGTTGTCTTAACTAATCCTACACCATCTGCAACTGAGTTGATTCCAACTGGATTGAACTCTTTAGCATAAATTGGAGTGCCTTCATATTTTAAATCAAATTTAGTCTTGTTCGCTCTAAGTCCACTTAAACCATCATAAGATGATAAGAATAATTTTTCTGTAACTGTTCCATGTGATAAATCTTGAGGTACGTTTGCAAAATCATTAGATGTGTAGAAAATTTGACTAAAAGATTGAACCTCAATTAGAGAATTAAATTCAGAGTCTGGATAAAATCTAAGATTAATGTTACTACCAGATATCTCTCCACCAAAAGTACCAATACCAGTAGTTGAACCTGCAGATACGAATGGATATTGTACAGTTAATACATCATCAATATCTCTAAGTGAAATTATTTGATGTATTGCTGATGTTTCTCCACAGGATACTCTTACGATTGATTTGACAGAACTATCAATTGTTTTATCTAATGTTGCATATGTAATAGTGCTTGCTGTTCCAGTTACATAATTTGACTCTAATCTTGCACTTCTTTCAGTTCCTTCTGGTTGTCCAATTGTTAAGAACCTATGTGTTCCTATTCCAGCAGTTGTAGTTCCTAATCCAACAATATTTGACCTAATATCAAGAGTATTTACTCTATCATTTTCACATTGTAATTTAATTAAATTATTTTCAAATCTAGCTGTTATAATACCAACTGATGAATTACTAAGACCCAAAGATGTATCGATGTAAGTTTGAGAAGTTGTAGTCTCAGTTCCATTAAAATCAACAATTACTTCATTATAGTTTATTTCTTTAGTAATATTATCTTGAACAAAAATACTTGCATAAAGACCATTGAAATCAGTATTTGGGAATTGAGCAATAGTTGTGGTAGTAACTCCTGTAGTTGTGCTATCTACACCTACGTTTACACCAACCAAATCTATCTGCCCAACAGCATGTGTTCCAATACCAGTTAAATCAGTATTAAAATCTATTTTTAATATTTTAATATCATGATCTTTAGTAAATTTTTCTGTTGGTGTGAATATAAGATTTTTTTCTCCAGATGAAGTTATTTCTGTTGTGAATTCTCCTAATTCTAAAGTTGTGAAATCTGTTGTTTTTTCAAGTAAAAATGCATTATCAGTTGTTGTTAATGTTATAACTTCAGTAAATTGTACATCAGATGTATCTGGATCAACAATTTGTATCAAATAATTACCAAAATCCTCAACTAGTTCTTCAATTACAGTATTATTTTCTTGGAAACCTGTGCTTGAGAATTGTCCACTTATATCATCGTGAACAAGAACTCTATTTGTTTTACATCTTGTAAAGTCAGTTAATGTTCTATTTGATAACTCAATAAATTTTGAACTATTAGTTCTTGTATCATAATCTCTTACAAGATCAAAATTGTTTATAGCATCAACTCTCTGCTGTTCTTCTAAATCTAAAACATTTAAGACATCAAGAACAATCAAATCATTCGTCAAAGCAGTGGTTCCAATACCAACAGAAACTTTACTTTCAATGGAGGTATCTGCAAAATTTCTTAATCCAGCTGGGTGAACAAGACGATTTACAGGATTTACAAATTTATCCCATTCAATTGTGCTCTTAACAGTGTAAGATAAATTTTGATAATAATCATTATCTGGAATTACTTGATAATCTTCATTTAATTTACCAATATCATCAATCCATCCATACTCTTGTCTGTTTGAAAAATCGGTTTTGAATTTTGCTCTATTTCCGATCAAACTTGTAATCTCTGCAGAAACATTACTAGATCTTCCTGAAATTCTATCTCCTTTTTTGAGATCAAATTTACCATCAATTTTTATGTAATCATCTCTTATTTCTACAACTAACAAATCAGTTTTTAAAGAGTTAACAATTAATGTTTCATTTAATTCAAATTGACCTCTGGTTTGTATAGGTTCAATTACAGGATAATTTGATTTATTGATAATTGATGCATATCCTGATTGGAATGTTTTTGCAATGCCTGGATTAGTAGTTAAACCAGATATACTAAATTTAAGAATTGCCTGTGCACCTGCAATATAATCATCAATTGTGAAGAATTGATAGTTATAATTTTCAGAGTTAAATCCATCACCCTCAACTGTTGTAGATGTTGATATTCCACCTTGAGTTGCACCAACTCCAGTTTCTCCAATTCTTTGTATCCCCTCAACAAAAATTTCATCTCCAATTGCAAATGGTTGGGGGTCAACAAATCCGTTCATTGGTGTTTCTAAGAAACAAGTAACTAGTCCAGATGAACTTGATATAATAGAATTAATACCTATCCCGTTTGAATTATTAATTGCAACAATTTGATGAGTTAATGAATCTAATCCAGTTACAGGTGCAATAACCTTTATGTCAGAGATAGTTTGATTAGGTGAAATTGGTTGCAATGAAGAATTATCAACAACCTCACCACTTACAGGATTGAATACAATTAAATTTGGTGCATTAATGTAATTAGAACCACCACTTATAATATTAACACTTTCAATAATATCAAGATTATCAATATTTACTACAGGTGATATAAATGCTTCTGGACTTAATGTTTTATCAGAAGAATATTCATACCCGATATCAACAATTCTTACATCATTGATTCTTCCAATTGATGTAGATACTGCAACAATATTAGCATTTTTACCGCTAACACTGGTTATAGTTTTAAATTTAGGAAGTTTCTTGTAATTAAAACCAGATGAAATTATTTTAAAATCTTTTATCGCACCGTGAACATTTTTTGATCTTGTAGTATATTCTAATTTTTCACAATCGGTGTCTAAGTATGTTGTAAATTCTGGAACTAAAGGAGATATTTTAAATGTTTCATTTGTAGCATCAAAAATTTTATATTCACCATTATAAACACTATCGACAAATCTTATTTCTGCATAATTACTTACAGTTGTATCTGATGTACTGATGTATCCACCTTTTGATAATCCATAATATAATCTATCTGGTGTATTTTTTGAATATTGAACAGTAAGAGTAGCACCTATTGGATCAGTATTATTAGTACCTATACCTATTGTTCCAACTCCTACAACGTTAAATGTAGAAGAATCTTGAGAACTTAAATATTCATTTGTAAGTTCTTTATCATAGAATACTTTAAAATCAAAATTAGATAAAGTAGTGCTTGATAATCCAAATGTTAATTTAGAATTTTTTACAACATCAATTCTAGGATTAATTAAAGAGATGGATTGATTTGCACCACCAGTGTTAGGTGTGATTGAAACAATCTTAACAGGAGTTGTATTTAAATCTATTAAAGTTTCAGATAATTGGAAATACCTATCACTTATCTTATTGACAAAATAACTACCAGTTGTTAATCCAGTCGCTTTACCATCATAAAATACTTTATCACCTGTTTTAAATCCGTGATTGTTTACATCAATTCGATTTGCCTCAACATCAGCTGCTGCAAATGTTACAGGATTTATTAAAAGTTTTTGATATTCTGAATTATAATTGACCGATACAGACGCTGTTGTTCCTATACCTACTGATAGATTAGGAATTACATTGAGTTTAATTACATCACCTTCTTGAAGATTATGAGTTGTTGTATTTGCTGCAGAAACATTAGTTGTAACAACTGTTGTAACTTTATCAATATCCCCAGTAATCTGTTCATGATTTGATGAGAAATAATATAAACCAGATGAGATACCAGACGTTGATCCATTTGAATAGAAATACAATCCTTCACTTGTACTTCCTATTCCAACTTTTGATGTAAGAACTCCAACATAATCCTCTCCTTTGTTTATGATGTAAACATCTGTTTGATTTACACCAGCAAAAGGTAATTTATGTTCTGTAACATTAGGAGTTTTACCTACATCAAATCTATTAGCACCATTATTTTTAAATAAAGTAACTCTTTGTCCAGTTTTGAATGGATGATTTGGTAAGTGTATTGTTCTGGTAGGAATTGGTAAATCTTCTTTAATTTCACCAACAACATAGTTTACAGAAATTGCACTTCCACTTGTAGTACCAACTCCTACTGATTGAGGTCCATTAAAATACACTAAATCATTTGTTTTAGATTCAAATTTATTAGTTTTTACTGGAATATTAATTTTATTGTTCAATACATCAATTTTTGACCCTAAAGTATGAGCAATACCAACTGATCCTGCTTCATTTCTTTGTACTCTTATAACTTTTCTAACATCATATAAATTTAACACCCTTAATAATTCAGATCCAACTCTTAGTGATCCTCCAATTGCAACTGTATTTGGTATATCTGTAACGTAAATATCTTCAATTTTACCATTAATATTACCAACTCCCATAGTCTTTGCTAAACCAATAGTGTCAGTTGAAATTCCTATTTTAAATGATCCTGTAAGATTGACGACACTTGTGCTTAATCCAGATATTGATATTGATGTTTGATCATTTAATTCAAAGAAAGGAAGAACATTTGCAGTTATATTATCATTGTCTTTCCAAGTAAATACTGCACTCTCGTATTTTTGTAAAGTTGTATCAATTCTTGAAACACCAATACCAATGATTTCATCAACTTTAGCACTAAATCCAGATCCATTTGTATCTGTATTATCAAAGACAGTTAAATCACCGACTTTATACCCCTCTCCACCATCTAAAACAGTAATATCATTTACACTTCCTTTTGTTACAGATTCAATTTTTGATATTTGCCTAATAGTTTCATTTGATTCTATAATAAAATCATTATCACCAAATTTTTCATCAACGAGGTAAGGTAAAGTATTTCTTAGTAAATTTGAGTTATTAAAATCAAAATCATGATTTAAAATTAAATTATCATTTATTAATGGAGATCTATAAGTTTTTCCTATAAAATATGGATATTTTCCTTCTAATTTACTGGTTGCTGATGATATTCCAACAGATGCAAAATATGCATAAATTCCGTTTGGAAATTCTGGAGTT